GACAAACCTTTAGATACTGCTGAAATCGGTATGAGCAAAGAAGAAGTAAGAGAATTCTCTTTAGTTAGAGCAATTAATGCACTAGCAAATCCTTCAGATAGAAAAGCTCAAGAAGCTGCTAAATTTGAATTTGAATGTTCAGATGAAGCTGCTAGACAGTATGGTAAAACAGCTCAGGGCATTATGCTTCCTGCAGAAGTTTTAGGAGCATGGGGTAAAAGAGACTTAAACACATCCGATGATTCAACTCTTATATCTGAAGATTATAGAGCTGGTGATTTTATTGATGTATTAAGAAACTCTTCAAGCGTTATGCAAGCCGGAGCGACCACCTTACGCGGATTGCAAGGAAATGTTGTAATACCAAAGAAAACAGGTGCTTCATCTGCTGCTTGGATTGCAACTGAAGGCGCTGCTGCTGCTGAAAGTGAATTTACTACAGGTTCAGTAACAATGTCTCCAAAAGTAATTGGCGCGTTTACAGATGCTTCAAGATTAATGCTTCAGCAGTCTTCTTTAGATGTTGAAAACTTAATAAGAAATGACTTAAGTGCTTCTATTGCTACTGCAATTGACTTAGGTGCTTTAGCTGGTTCAGGTTCAAGTGGCCAACCTACTGGTATTGCTAATACTTCAGGTATTAACACTACAACATTTGCCGCTGCTGTGCCTACATTTGCAGAGCTAGTTGCAATGGAATCTGCTGTATCAAATGACAACGCTTTAACAGGGTCATTAAGATATATAGCTAGACCTGCAGATTGGGGTAACCTAAAAACTGTTGATAAAGCAAGTGGATTTGGTCAAATGATAGTCGGTCCAGATGGAAACATTAATGGATATGATGTTGTTAGATCAAACCAAGTTACTTCAGGTGATTACTACTTTGGTAACTTTGCAGACTTATTAATTGGTCTTTATGGCGGTCTTGATATAACAGTTGATCCGTATGCTCTTAGCACATCAGGTGGGGTACGAATTGTTGCTCTACAAACTTTAGATGTAGCTGTAAGACATGCAGTATCTTTCTGTAAATCAAGCGACTAATTAGTCGATGCTTAAATGGAATGGGGGCAGCAATGCCCCTATCTTAAATATGAAAAAATTTTTAATAACTAGTGATACAATAGCCTTAGGCAAAAAAGTATGCGCAGGAGACGTTATAGAGCTCCCAGAGCACGTTGGTATTGAGCTATGCTCATACAATAAAGCTGAAGTTTATGTTGAAAAACCTAAAGTAAAAAAAGAAAATAGAAGCGTAGGTTTAAAAACTTCAAAAACAAAAACTTTAAAAACAAAATCTAAAGACTAATTATGTCAATGGAATTTGATAGAGATTTTGATGGTTACTTTGATGCTGATTTTGGGCATGGTATAAAAGTAACATATACTCCAACGGGAGGGTCATCATCTTCTATTAATGCAATTTTAAATCAAGAGTACGTAGATATTGATACGGCTGGATTACCTGTGCAAGGATTTACTCCGGTTGCCCAAGTTAAAACAACAGACGTGCCAAACATTGCTTTCGGAGATTTATTAGCAGCACCTGCTATAAATAATTTAGATGGCACTCAAATAAAATCAGCAACAAATTATAAAATTATAAATTTTGAAAATGATAACCTTGGAGTTACTTCATTGATACTTGAGGTTCAATAATGGCTAATCATGTAAGACAACAGATTAGGGAATACTTTGGAACCGCATTAACAGGGCTTGCAACAACCGGCGCTAATGTTTATGAGTCTAGGGTATATACATTGCAAGATAATACTTTGCCATCATTAGTTATCTACACAAAATCTGAAACATCGGAGCCTATAGTAATAGGTGTTGACAGGGTTATGAGTAGAGAACTAGCGGTAGTTGTTGAAGCATATTGCAAAGCAACTAGCAACTTTGATGATACTATTGATACAATAAGCAAAGAAGTTGAAGAAGCAATTTCTGCTGATAGAACATTAGGGGGTTTAGCAAAAGATACTTATGTTGAATCAACTGAAATAGAATATACAGGAGATGGAGAACAGCCAGTAGGTTATGTAACTCTAACTTTTTTAACAAACTACTATGTTCAGGAAACCAATCCTGATGTAGCAGTATAATAGGAGATAATTATGAAATTAATTAGTCCAAATGGTAAAAATTCTATAATAGCTCATCCATCAAAAGTTGAGTCGTTGAAGAATATGGGTTGGAAGGAAGAAGCAATCCAGTCGGAAGACAAAATCAAATCTTCTTCTAAGAAAAAGCCGAAAGGCGAGGTAAAAGAAAATGGCAACACATAAAGGAAGTGAAGGAACTGTAAAAGTCGGTTCTAATGCTGTAGCTGAAATTAAGTCTTACTCAATAGAAGAATCTGCTGATACTTTAGAAGATACTGCAATGGGTGATACTGCTAGAACTTATAAATCTTCTTTAACTTCTTTCTCAGGAAGTTTAGACGTATTTTGGGATGAGACTGATACTAATGGTCAAGGTGCTTTAACTATTGGCTCGGAAGTTACTCTCAATGTATATCCTGAAGGCGATGCAGCAGGTGATACTTATTATACAGGCACAGCTATTGTTACTGGTGTTTCAAGAAGTGCATCATTTGATGGATTAGTTGACGCTAGTGTTTCTGTACAAGGTACAGGGGCTTTAACATCAACAACAGTATAATACGATGTCAGTAATAGATAACGCAAAAAAGCATTTTGCAGAGCAAGATGTAAAAGTAATCGAAGTGCCTGAATGGGGTGAAGATGATAAGCCCCTAAGAATATTCAGTAAGCCATTAACGTTAGCTGAAACTTCTAAACTTTATAAAATGAGTAAAGAAGATGATTTGACGATGATGGCTTATGTTCTTATATATAAAGCATTAGACGAAAATGGAGACAAGCTGTTTGATTTAGGTGATAAAAATGCCTTATTAAATAGTGTTGATAGAGAGATATTGGTAAGCGTTGCTACACAAATCATGGGTCAAGAACCTATTGAGGAAACGAAAAAAAACTAATAAAGGATGCTAATTTATATGTGCAATATGCACTAGCTGAAAGACTTAACAAGACTTTACAAGAAATACAGCAAATTAGTGTCCAGGAATATCAAGGATGGATAGCTTACCTAGAGTTAGCTGAAGAAAAAAGAAAAAATGGCAAATAAAAAAGTAAAGTTTGAATTAACAGCGGTAGATAAAACAAAAGCTGCTTTTAACAAAGTAACCAAAGGATTGGCAGGTGTTGGCTCTGTAGCTGGTAAAGCCAGTATGGCTATAGGCAAAGTAGGATTAGCTGCTACTGGTGCTGCTGTTGGTATAGCTTTATTTACAAAAAAATCATTTGATTATATTGATACTCTTGGTAAAACAGCATCAAGAACAGGTATAGCCACTGATACATTGCAAGCATTTCAATTGGCTGCTATTGAGTCAGGGACTACTATAGAACAAACTCAAAAAGGCTTAGAAAAATTTGCTAGATCAATAGGCGATGCAGGCAGAGGACTTAAAACTCAAGCTGATATATTTAGAGACCTAGGTGTCGAAATAAAAAATCAAGATGGCTCTCTTAGAAGTTACGAAGAAATTTTATTTGATGTGGCTGAAGGGTTAGGTGAGCTTGGCTCTGAAGCTGAAAGAGCTACAGCATTAGCTAATTTATTTGGTAGAGCAGGAATACAATTTAGTGAAATCTTTAGAGATGGTGCTGATGGTCTACAAACATTTATTGATAGAGCTAATGACTTAGGAATTATATTAGATAGAGATACTATCAAAGGTGTTGAAAAATTTAATGATACAGTATCGGTAATAAAATTACAGGTAGGTGCATTTGCAAATAATATAACTTCAGCATTTGTTCCAGCGTTACAACTAATAGCGGAAAAAATTGGCGCAACAATAACCGCTAACAAAGATGCTGCTGGTGGATTTGATGCTTTGGGCAAATCTATAGCTGTTTCTGTTTTAAAGGCTATAAAAAACGTAATCATATCTTTTAATAATATGTTTGATTCATTGAGTATGAAATTTATTAAATTTCAAATGTCAGGATTAGGCAAAATGATGTTT